TTGTTTTTCCTGCAGACGTAGTGCGATACTTTGGATTAGAAAAACTTATGCAAATGCGTCAAGAAGCTAAAGCGGGTCTTGCACGTATGGAAGCTATGGGTCAAATGGGTAATGCTGATGAAGCAACTATTCCTGATAATTTACCTTTTACAATTGATGACCTTGACATGGAAGATGATGGGTTAGAAATGGCACAGGGCGGTATAGTCCAGATGGCTAACGGCGGTAGTGTAGGTACGCAAGTTGTTGTATACGGCCCTGATGGAACTGCATATAATAATCCAGCAGCAGCGCAAGCAGCAGGTGTTACTAACTACACTCTAACAAAACCAACAACAGGACAAATAACACCTCCACAAGCAGCAGCACCAGTACAAGCAGCTTCTGCACAACCAGTACAACCCGGAACAGTAGAACTTTCAGGTACAAGGTTTACACCCACTGCAGTGCAAGGAGTTATGCCTACATTCCAAGAAACTATTGGTGCAGGTGTAATTGGCGTTGATTATGAAATGGTAGACTATGTAAATGAAGCAGGTCAGATTATCCAATTACGTAAAAGCAAGTCAACAGGTGAAATGCTTGATCCTATTCCAGAGGGATATACACTGAAATCTGAAACTCCTGTTACGACAACTCCTACTACTGTGGAAACGGCACGTGTAACTGACGATGGTGGAAGGGATGATGATGTAGGTGCTACTTCAGGTGCAACTATTGCCTTTGGCGGTACAAAAGCTACAGGTAAACGTGCTGGACTAGTAGATAACGCATTTCAAGGCAGTTTATCTTTTACTGGATTTAGTCTAGCTGACGCTAAAGGGTTTGGTCTTACTGGACTAAGTAGCCTTGCCAATTCTCTTACGGGAGGTAAAGTAGGAGAACCTGTAAGCCTATCTGGAAACCAAGGTGCGGTAATTAGTAATATCATAGACCCGAAAACTAAAGCGGGTTTAGGCCCAGCAAAAACTCTTGATTTTAGTATTGCATTGAATGCAGACCAATATAATAGTTTAGTGTCACGTGCGGGAGTAGATAAAGTTACATCCAGAACAGAACTTGCAGATATTACCACACAGCTTGCTAAAATTAATGATTCTTTAGCTGGTGAAACTTTAGACTACGGTAGGGCTAAGTATCTTGCTGAAAGTATTAAAATAGGTCGTCAAGATGAGATTGAAGATTCAATTGCACAGGGCAAAGGACTTGACCAAGCTATTGCAGATGCGCTGGGTAGAGACAGAGGTAAGGTAGAAGGTAGTGGAATCTTTGGAACCAACATCGGCGCAAGAGATAGAACAGGTGCAGTTAGTGCCGCAGAACGTGCCGCAATGTCAGCGCAAGAAAAAGCTGCTGTTGATGCTGCTATGACCGCATATGCAGAACGTATGTCAACAGAAGAGCCTGATGATAACGATAACGATAGAGGCAACGATGACAGAGCCAGCAATGACTTTGGTAGTGATATGTCGTCAGCACCAATCTGCTTAACCGAAGACATGAAAGTCAATCTTAATGGTGTCATTGACTTTGTAACTAACGTAAAAGTAGGTGACATTGTAGACAACACGGTAGTTACAGAAGTGCTGCACAAGCATATGCGTGAGGGTTACTATGTGGTCAACGGCGAGTTAAAGATTACCAATGACCACCCTGTACTTGCCAATGGTTCATGGAAACGTACAGAAGACTTGGTACTTGGTGACTATATCAATAGTGTAGAAGTAACGTCACTTGAATACGTAGAACAAGTAACACCAACAGTTTATGTCGGTACTGCAGATGACCGCTATGATGTATACACTGAAGGTGAAGTCTACACAGTACACGGTCAATATAAAAACGGCCTAAAGAAAGCTGCGTAAGAGGCTTAATTAAATCTTACAATCAGTTGGCTACTCACTCCCCACGCCCGACAGTGTGGCTACAGTGGCCCCAACAAAAGGAAATACAATGAACGATACAATTATGGCTGAAGAAATGCAGTCACCAAAGAAAGTTGCGTTTGCAAATCGTAAATACACTAACGAAGAAAAACGTGAACGTGAGGAAGCAGAATTAGCCGAACTGTTAGAACAGCAAAAGCAAGCTAAAGAAGGTAAAGCAGAAGCAGAAGAAGAAGCTGAACCTACAAGCGCAGAAGAGAAGACATTTAAAAAGCGTTACTCTGACCTGCGCCGACATCAGCAAAAACAAGCTGAAGAGTTTAAGGCTGAACTAGATGCAATGAAACGGCAGCTAGAACAAGCCACTAAAAAAGAAATGAAGCTACCCAAGTCTGATGAAGACATCGAACAATGGGCAGCAGACTACCCGGATGTAGCGGCTATCGTTGAAACAATTGCTATGAAGAAGGCACGTGAACAATCTTCTGCATTAGAAGATCGCCTAAAAGCAATTGATGAGATGCAAAACAGTGCTACAAAAGAAAAAGCAGAAGCAGAACTAATGCGTATCCATCCTGACTTTGATGAGATTCGTGACAGTGACGAGTTCCATAGCTGGGCAGAAGACCAGCCTAAGTGGGTACAAGATGCACTGTATGACAACGATAATGATGCACGTTCTGCAGCACGAGCCATTGACTTGTACAAATCTGACATGGGTATTTCAACTAAGAAATCTAAGTCAGATAAAGATGCAGCTAAGTCTGTAGCAACAAAGAATAGTCGCAGCAAGCCTCAAGAAGACGATACAGGTTCGTTTATTAAAGAGTCTGTTGTGCAGAAAATGTCCCCTCAAGAATATGAGAAACGGGCTGACGAAATCATGGAAGCTATCCGTAGTGGTAAGTTCGTCTATGATGTATCTGGTTCTGCTAGATAGTTTAAATAAAAAAGAGTTGACAAATAGTTAATAATAGATATAACTATAGTCAGATAAGTGTAACTAAGGTAGCTACTTGGTTACACAAATCATCCGCAAACGACAATAACCCTTTCGGATTACCTGAATAACATGGCCTACTAATTACATCGGCGGCCACCTTTGTATGCAGTACACCCTACGTTAGTCAGCCTCTGCTAAGAATTGTAATGTTTGCATCTGTGAACAATGCTAATAATAGGAGATATTACAATGGCATTTGGAAGTGCAGCAGGTTGGACTAACCTGCCAAACGGAAATTTTTCACCAGTAATCTACTCCAAACAGGTGCAACTTGCTTTCCGCAAGGCCGCTGTTTGTGAGGGAATTACTAATTCCGACTACTTCGGTGAAATCGCTAACATGGGCGATTCAGTGAAGATCATCAAAGAACCTGAGATTTCAGTTTCAGCATACCTGCGTGGTACAACAATCGTTCCACAGGCAATTGACGATGCTGACTTCTCGCTGACCATCGACAAAGCAAACTACTACGCTTTTAAAGTCGATGACATTGAAGAGGCACATAGCCACGTTAACTTCCAGTCTCTGGCAAGTGATCGTGCAGCTTACCGTCTGGCTGACCAGTATGACCAAGATGTTCTTGGCTACTTGTCAGGTTACTCACAGTCAGCATTGCATGGCAATGCAGATACCGTAAACACAACTGTTAACGGTACTGTAGCTAACACTGCTGCTGGTACAGACGAATTGCTTGCAGCTAACAAGCTGGATGCGTCTGACTTCAATGGTGGCGTTGCCGCACAGTCAATTGGTATCGTGCCTCGTGCCGGTACTTCTGGTGTGCCTTCAGCTACTGGAACAGCAAACCCACTGCAGATCATTGCACGTATGGCCCGTAGGCTAGACGAACAAAATGTTGACAGCCGTGGGCGTTGGATTGTGATTGATCCAGTTCTGAAAGAAATCCTGATGGACGAAGAGTCACGTCTCCTTGACGCTGACTTCGGTGGTTCAGGCTTGCAGAACGGTTTGATCCTGAACAACTTGCATGGTTTCCGTGTGTACGTGTCTAACAACCTGCCTATTCTTGGTACTGGTCCATCAACTACTGGTGGTACTAACGCTACTAACATGGGTGTGATTGTAGCTGGACATGACTCAGCGGTTGCTACTGCAGAGCAGATTAACAAGACAGAGACATACCGTGACCCTGACAGCTTTGCTGACATTGTTCGTGGCATGCACCTCTATGGTCGCAAGATTCTGCGTCCAGAGGCTCTTGTGAACGCTGTTTACAACCTCGCCTAGTAATAGGTATAGTGAGTGGGCGGGAGTGTTCTCGCCCCTCACCTTTTCTTTTGAGGATTTCACATGGCATATGATTATCTTGGACTATCCAACGATGTACTAAACAGAATGAATGAGGTAGAATTAACTGCCGCTACATTCGCAAACGCACGTGGGTTTCAAATTCAATGTAAGAACGCAGTTAACGATGCCATCAATTATATTAATTCACGTGAGTTTGGCTGGCCTTTTACACATAGGACAGCTACTGTACCATTAGTTGCAGGTCAAACTCGTTATACTATTCCAGCAGGAACACAGTCAGTAGATTACGAAACATTTCGTTTATCTAGAAATGCTTCCTTGGGCATCAATGGAAAAAGTTTAAAAATACTAGATTACAAAGAATACATTGACAAACGAATAGATCAGGAAAGTACCGCAGGTGTAGGCGGTGTTCCCTCGTTTGTTTTTCGTACACCAGATAATAACTATGGTTTATATCCGTATCCAGATAAGGCGTATGAACTAAAATATGAATATTATATTCGACCTACTGCACTTGTTAATGCAGGAGATGTTCCATCTATTCCTGAACAATTCATGCAAACAATTGTAGATGGTGCTACAGCATATGCTTATCAGTATCGTGGTGAAGCACAACAATATGGAATTAACTTTGCCCGTTTTGAAGAAGGCATTAAGTATATGCAATCAATTTTACTTAATAGAACAGACTATGTAAGGTCAACGTATTTACCACACTCACAAAAGTATGGCATTAATGTAGCTGGATTTTAGGGGATATAAATGGCAGATGAATCTGGCCTCAGTCCTTTTGTATTCGCCTGTCAAGGTGGTTTGGTACTAGACCAATCTACCTTTGTTATGCAACCGGGCATGGCACTTGAATTAGAAAACTTTGAGCCTGACGTACAGGGTGGCTACAGACGTATTTCGGGTTATGCCAAGTGGACTACGGGCGAAGTACCATACACAGCTGATACTACTGAACCTGTTTTAATGACAGCATACTATAAAGGTGATGTACTAGCCGCACGTGGTGAAAAGATTTTCTCTTCTACTAATAATAGTACTACACTAGATGGGGCTTTACTAGTAAGTGACACAACAATTACAGTACTGTCTACCTCAGGATTTCCTACCGCCGGTACGTTGTTAATTGGTACAGAGCAGATTACCTACACAGGTACAACCTCTACCACATTTACTGGCTGTACTCGTGGTGCTAACAGTACTACTGCAGCAGGCTATCCAAGTGGTACAGCAGTTCTAGCCTTTTGGACAGAAATAGATACAGGCAGAACTGGTGCAACAAAGTATACATTTTTTCGGTATAACTTAGGTGGTACAGATTACATTGTATGGGCAGATGGTGCAAATAATGCATCTAAATATGATGGCACTACGGTAACAGACTTAAATGCTACAGGCGCACCTGCCGACCCCAAGTTTGTTACTGTATTTAAAAACACATTATTTTTTGCTGGTATGTCTAACAATCCAGAAGAAGTAGTTTTTACTGCACCTTATACTGACGATGACTTTTCAGTTGCTCTTGGTGCAGGCTCTATTGCAGTAGATAGTCCAATAACTGCTATCGTTCCTTTCCGTGAACAGTTATATATTTTCTGTGAAGAACGTATATTTAGACTATCTGGTAACTCTAATGCAGACTTTACACTGCAACCTGTGTCTCGTGAAATTGGATGCCTTAATGGTTTTACTGTTCAAGAATTTGCAGGTGACTTAGTTTACCTTGGTCCAGATGGACTGCGTACTGTTGCTGGTACAGACCGTATTGGTGACGTTGAGTTGGGTACAATTAGCCGCCAGATTCAAGAACGCTTTACTGGATTAAGTGATGTAAACGAGTTTGACAGTCTAGTTATTCCAGACAAAACACAGTACCGTTTGTTCTTCTCTAACTCAGATGTAGCGAGGGCAAACACAAAAGGTATTATCTGTGTACGTAAAGGCGATACATATGAGTTCGGTGACTTAAAAGGTATTGCACCCAGTTGTACAGACTACACAATTGCACAAGGTCAAAGTTTTATTCTACATGGTGGTTTCGATGGTTACGTGTATAGACAAGAACAAGGCAGTGACTTTGACGGTAATACAGTAACAGGTAAGTATCGTTCACCTGACTTGACTATGGGTGATGCCGGTATACGTAAGGCGTTTCAACGTGTTATTATAAACTACTCACCTGAAGCCGCAGTTAATGCAGATTTGTTTGTAAGGTATGACTATGAATCACCTAATGTACCTAGACCTGCTGCATATCCATTTGATACTACAACAGCGGTAGCTATCTATGGTTCATCTGTATTTGGAGTTGCTACATTCGGTGGTCAGTCAAACCCATTGGTAAGACAGCCGATTGAAGGTTCAGGATTTGCAATAGCATTGCGTGTTAATGACAGGGGTACATCAGCACCCTACTCACTGAAAGGTTTTCAGCTAGAGTTTGAAGCTGCAGCTAGGAGATAATAAATGGCAGGTTATACTAGACAATCCTCATTTGCTGATGGCGATATTATTCAGGCATCGGACTTTAATGATGAATATAACCAACTCGTAAACGCATTTGATAACACCACAGGCCACTCACATGATGGCACAAGTGGTGAGGGTCCAGTCATTGGCTTGATTGGAGACCCCGGTGTAGCTGCGCCTATTAACAAAGTTGTAGTTGATGATACAAATAACCGTGTCGGTGTTTTTGTAGATGCAGGTGGACTAGGTTCATCTGTTGAACAGTTACGTATTCAAGATGGTGCAATCCTTCCTGTAACAACTAACGACATTGATGTAGGTTCATCTTCACTAAAGTTCAAAGATGGTTACTTTGCTGGTGATGTCGTAGCCAATAACATTGCTTCATCTTCATACAACTCTGACATTATTCCTGATACTGACAATGCCTATGACTTAGGTAGTGTGTCTGCAGAATGGAAAGACTTGTACCTTGATGGTACTGCAAACGTAGATGCCCTAGTAATCGGCGCAGCAACGGCTGTGACGGACGTTGATACTGACCTGACTACTGTATCAGCCTCAGACGACACACTGGCCTCTGCAAAGGCTATTAAGACTTATGTGGACGCACAGGTAACTGCACAGGACTTAGACTTTGTTGGCGACAGTGGCGGCGCACAGAATGTAGACTTAGATAGTCAGTCACTTACCTTTACAGGTGGTACGGGTATTGACACTACAAGTTCTGCACAGACTATAACCTTTGCCATTGATAGCACTGTAGCTACACTGTCGGGTTCTCAGACACTTATCAACAAAGTTATTGATGCTGCTAATAACACTATCTCAAACATTGACACTACTCATCTAGCATCTGGTACACTTGATACTGACCTCACCTCTGTGTCAGCTTCTGACGATACCCTAGCATCAGCTAAAGCAATTAAAACATACGTGGATGCACAAGTGACTGCACAAGACTTGGATTTCCAAGCTGACAGTGGTGGTGCATTAAGCATTGACTTAGACAGTGAGACACTGACATTTACTGGTGGCACAGGTATTGACACCTCTGGTGCAGGTAACGCTGTGACATTCGCCATTGACAGCACCGTAGCTACATTAACAGGCTTACAGACACTTACAAATAAAACCTTGACAAGTGCTGTGCTAGACGGTACAATAAGTGGAACTTCTATTAAAGATGAAGACACTATGTCATCAGACAGTGCTTCACACTTAGCTACCCAACAATCAATTAAAGCATATGTAGATGCACAAGTAGGTGGTGTATCTAGTGACCTTGTAAATGATACAACCCCACAACTTGGCGGTGACTTAGATGTTAATGGTCAAAGCATTGTGTCTGTATCTGCTGGTGATATTGCAATTACGCCAGATACAACAGGCTCTGTAATTATTGATGGTCTTAACCACCCACAAGCTGACGGTACAACTGGTCAGGTATTGACTACAAATGGTGCAGGTCAACTTTCATTTACAACACCTGCCTCTGCTGGAATAGCAGATGTAGTAGATGACACTACCCCACAACTTGGTGGTAATTTGGATACTAACGGCAATGATATTTTATTTGCTGATAATGACAAAGCTATCTTTGGTACAGGCAGTGACCTTGAGATATACCACAGCGGTCTGGAAAGTTTTATTAACGATGCTGGTGCAGGTAGTTTGCTTTTGCAAACAGGCGGCTCAACAAAAGTACAGGTTGTATCAGGCGGTATTATTATAACAGGTGATGTGCAAGCAGACACGGCGACTATTGCTAGTTTGAACTATCCAACATCAGATGGGACTAGTGGACAAGTGCTAACAACAAATGGGTCAGGCACACTGTCATTCCAAAATGTAACTGAAACTGACCCATCAGCATTAGCTTTTGCTATTGCATTAGGATAAAAAGTACTTGACAAACCTTGTCAGTTATGGTATAATTAGTATACATTTGGAGTAAGAAATGGCAAACGCATTTTTATCAGAGACAGATACCGCAGTAGGAACGTCCCCAGCGACTATCCTTACTTGTGGTGCTGCAACCGAAACCACCATCATTGGGTTGAGTATCTCTAACATTGTAACAAGTCAGATTACCGTAGATGTACAGCTTGATGCTTCAGGTCGTACTAGCGGTGCAGAAGACAGTGTTTACCTTGTTAAAGATGCACCAATTCCAGTTGGTGGTTCTTTAGTTGTAGTAGGTGGAGACCAGAAAGTGGTACTAGAACCGGGTGATGCTATTAAAGTAACATCCGATACTGCTTCATCCGCTGACGTTGTTCTCAGCCATCTTGACATTACGTAAGGGGTAGTACATGGCCTATCTTGGCTTATCACCAGCAGTACAAACCACAGCAATGGCCTATCAGGATTTGACTGGTGGTACTGGCACGTCTTTTACATTAGATTATCCTGTAGGTAACGCCGCTGAGATAGAAGTATTTGTAAACAATGTTCGCCAAGAACCTACAGTTGCATACACTGTAAGTGGCACTAGCTTGTCTATGACAGGTAGCATTATTGCTACAGATGATTTCTATGTAAACTTTCAAGGCAAAGCACTTGTGACCTCAACAGGCGGCGGTGGCGGTGGCACATTCAAAGGTGAGAATGGTGAGATTAATGCTGGTGGTGGTGACATCTTCCGTGTGCATCAGCAACAGCTAGACACTGACACGACTATTGATGCAGATGAAAATGCACTGGCTGCTGGGCCATTGACAATCGCAACAGGGGTAACACTGACGGTAACAACCGGCGGTAATCTGGTGATAGCATGAGTGAATTACGCACAGACACAATTACTGGCAGCGATGGCACAAGTCCTGTCACGCTGACTAAGCAGAGTGCGGCGAAGGCGTGTGGTATGATTGATATGCCAAATGATTTTACTGGTGGGGCAAACGCCGCATATGCAACCTTAAACGTATCGTCAGTTTCAGATGATTCTACAGGAAATACATCCGTGTCTGTAAGTTCTGCTTTCTTATCAAATACGGATAAATGCGTTACAACTGGTTCTGTTGTTTCAAACAGACTTACGTCATTTAATTCCACATCATCAACAGCAAGCGTTATTAAATTGCAGGCGACAGACGCTGATACTGATACAGAAGAAGACCAAGTTCAAACTTTTAGCGCAACAGGAGACCTAGCATGAGTGAGATAAAAGTAGACACCCTCACCGGCAAGACCTCCGCTGGTGACATCACAATCACTTCTGGTTCTGCGACTATGCAATTACAAGAAGGTGTTGCAACAGCAAAGATTTCTGGTGACGATGCCGCTACAGTATTTGCTGACTCTTTTAATATAGCGAGTGGGTTGGATGCGGGAACTGGCAACTTCCGGTACACTCTTACTAACGCTTCTGTAAGAACAACGTGGAACCAAACTAATGCTGGTATATCAAATGGGGCAACTGCTGCCCTTAGAACAAAATCCGCAAATTCAAGCACAACTGTTATTGATATAGAAATGATGAATAGTAGTTTTTCTGTCACAGATGCTAATCATTCCTTTATTTTTATGGGAGACCTCGCATAATGGCTGGAAAAATTATAGCAGATACGCTGGAACACAGCACCGCTGGGTCAATCGCCACGAACTATGTTGTCGAGGGTAGTGCTAAAATGGTTACTAACTACGACCACGCTTCTGCAACAGTTAGGTCGTCTACAAACGTAAGTTCAGTGGCAGATGATGCAACAGGAAAGTTTACTATTTCTTATACGTCTTCTATGAATGATATAAACTATTCTCCATCTGCCATATGTTTAACGGATTTTGACGGCGGACGGGCTGGCAACTTTGTGGGATTGCGAATTACAGATAACGGCAGTCCTAATGCTCGTTCTAACGCTTTTGCAACAAACACACTAGCAATAGATACTGCCTACGCTTCGGATGGTTCTAGTAATGCCGCTGCAGTAGACAACGATGCTAATTGTGTTCAAGTATTTGGAGACCTCGCCTAATGACCCAGACACCAGAGTTCAAAGGCACTCACCTGTTTGACCGCCTATGCTGGGCTAAAGAAAACCTAGAGGGTGTACAGTCAGACTATCGTGTGGTCTATGAGGACAGCGTTGATGAGTGCGCTAAGATACTTGTGCCTGACCCCAACTGGATGGCGTGTGCATTGCAGGGCGGTATCCTACCACCTGTGTGGGTGTATCACGAACTGGCAAAGGACGAAGCGCAGCCTGACTTCAAGAAGCACACTCGTGGTTACTTGCTGCACAATACAGAACCTGTCGAGGCTATGACTGAAGAAGAAGCTATCGAATACCTAATTATGAAAGACTGCCCACAGCACGTGTGGCAGAACTGGAATCAAGGCAACAAACCAAAAATGGTTATCTGCCGCAAAGAACAGTTGCCAAGCACACGTGAGTGGCGCAATGCTTGGAAGATAACTGAAGAACTAAGCGTCACTGATTTAGCAGCATAAGGAGAAAACAATGGCTGTAACAACATACATCGTAGACAAGGACGGGAATCAGATTGATGCTTCTACGGCTACCGTTCCTTCTGACCGTGCCTTTCGTGGTGCATGGTCATTGAGTGGCAATGTCATTTCAGAAGACATGGCATCTGCCAAAACAATCTTTCAGGATAAAATCCGTGAAGTTCGCAAACCACTGCTAGACGCAGAAGACGTAGTGTACATGAAGGCACTAGAGGCTGACGATGCAACTGCAAAGGCTGCATCTGTAGCTAAGAAAGCTGCACTTCGTGATGCACCTGCCGCTGCAGCAATTGACGCAGCAACAACTATTGCTGAACTCAAGGCAGCTTGGGATGCAGACACACTTGGTGATAGCCCTTACGCTTAATGCGTAGGGGTCATCCCTGTTTGACCGTTGGAGAACTAGATGGCATTAAGTAAGATTGGAACTGAAGCAGTAGAACACATTAGCAGTTCTGCAAATGCTACCTTTTTAACTATAGATGCAAGTGAACAAATTACAGTTGCGTCTGAAGGCGGTGCTGTAACCACTTCTGTCCAGCAGGGTCTGGCGAAGTGTTGGGTAAACTTCAATGGTACTGGCACTATTGCAACCCGTGATTCAGTCAATATTGCCAGTATGACAGATTCGGGTGTTGGTACGTTTTCAATGAATTTATCAAACGCAATGGGTAATGATGATTACGCAATGTCTGGTTGTGTTATACATTCAGATGCTGGGGGTTTTGATGATGCTACAGTTATATCCAGAAACAGTACTCAAACAAGTAGCGTCTCAACGACTGTTAATCCATTTTATGCTTATAGGGTGGAAGGCGTTGCACAATTGCAAGATTGTCGAGAAAATATGGTTATACTACACGGAGACCTTGCATAATGGCATACATAGGTAAATCCCCATCCTTCGGTGTACGTAACCGATACATCTACCAAGCCACTGCTGGTCAGACTAGCTTCACTGGCAGTGATGCAGATAGCAAGACACTGACCTACACAGACAGCCTGTACGTTGACGTGTATCAGAATGGTGTGCTACTCAAGCCTGTAACAGACTACACTAGCACTAGCGGTACTAGCGTTGTGTTGGTTACTGGTGCCAGCTTAAATGACGTAGTTGAGATTGTAGTGTATGATGCCTTCAGCATTGCGAACAGCTACACCAAGACTGAAAGTGACACACGCTATCCCTTCAAGGGCAATGACAGCATCATTCGTTTGAATGGGCAGACTATCAGCGCAGACATCACGATTGATGCAGATGAGAATGGTGTGTCGGCTGGGCCTATTACACAGGACAATGCCACAGTCACTGTTAATGGATATTGGAGTATCGTATGACCAGTGTATTGAATGTAGATACCATTGCAGATAAGGCTGGCACTGGTCCTGTAGCACTGACAAAGCAGAGTGCGTCTAAGGCGTGGATTAACATAGATATGATAAACTCAGTTACACTCGATAGTTTTAACAGTAGTGGGATAACTGATGTTTCTACAGGGGTGTTTCAAGACCATCTTTCTTCAAGTCTTGTTAATGCAGATTACGCAGTAACATCATCTGCAATGGACCCAACAAAAACTGCAAATGGTGGAACAAATAGAACTGCTGATGGAACTCCGTCAAGCGCATCACAGTTTGTTATGAGGGCATCCGCTTATGATAACACCGCTAATGATGTTCCAGCGGCGGCAGGTGTAGCACACGGAGACCTTGCATAATGGCTAGTATTCTTAAAGTAGACGAACTGCAAGGTATCACATCGGCTGGTGACATCACGATTACCAGCGAGGGTGGGGCAGCAACGCAGTCACTTCAGCAGGGATTGGCGAAGCATTGGGGATGGTTTGATACAAATACCTCT